CGGCGCAGGGCGTGGAGCACTTCACCCTGCCCTACACCGCCGTGCCGAGTGTGGCCGGCAACGACGAACTGATCCTTTGCTACTCCTGAGCCATGCCCTACACCAAAGTGAAGGCCACCAGCTACCGGTGGCCTGTGCCGATCCGCACTGCCGGCGACGGTGGTGTCCAGATTGAGGAGACCTTTGACGCGGTGTTCCGCCGGGTGACCCGCCCGGAGATGCAGGAGCTGACCGACAAGGGCGATGAACAGCTGGTGCGCGGCGTTCTGGTCGGCTGGTCTGGCATCCTCGACGGACAAGGTGATGAGATCCCCTACAGCGAAGCGGCCCGGGATGAACTGATGCTGGACCAGTCGTTCATGCGTGCTGTGATCGAGGCCTTCTACCTGGGCGTGAACGGGGGCAAGGCGGGAAACTAGCCGCGGTCGCTCGGTACTGGGCGACCGGCAGCAGTGGCAGGGATTACTCCGAGGCCGACCGTGACGCGGCGGCCCTCGGGGTGATCTGGATCCGTGACGATGATGACGAGCGCAGCGGCGACTGCGAGGTGTGGGAGGAGAACTGGGAGACGGTGCGGATGTTCATGCGGCTCCAGACCCAGTGGCGGACGACGATGGCGGGGTATCAGGGACTGGACTACAACGCCGCCCGCTGGCTGCTGGACCTTTACCATGTGGAGGATCCAGTCACGATGCTCGAGGGCCTGCAGGTGATGGAGTCAGCCGCGTTGGAGGAGCTGAACCGAGATGGCTGACAACGCGACGCGGCTGAAGATCCTGGCGTCGGTCGAGGGCATCCAGGGGTTCGACGGGCTCAAGCGGTCGTTGCAGGGGTTGGCGCAGCAGTCGATGGGCACATCGGCGGACCTGGCAAGACTCGCCAACGCCTACAAGGCGCTCAAGAGTGGCAGCGACGGCAGCATCAGCAGCATGCGGGCGCAGGCACAGGCGCTGACACAGCTGCGCGAAAACGTCAGGGCTGGGACAACGGACTTTGCTCGGTACAGCGCCGAACTGCAGCGGGTGCAGGGGCGCCTCAAGGCGGTCAGCGGTGCTGCGCCTGCCGCTGGAGGAGCCGCCACCGGCGCCGGCCTGATCGGCGGCCTGGCCGCCAGATTCGCGGCTCCTCTGGCAGCTGGTGCTGGCCTGGCCGCAGCCACTGGCGCGGGCATGGACGCCGAGGCCCAGCAGGTGCGCCTCAAGGCTCTGACGGACCAGTACGGCGAATACACCCAAGCTCAGGCCGCTGCGGCGACCGTGGCGCAGACCCTGCGCCTGTCGACCGCTGAGGCCCAGGGCCAGTTCGCGAGCCTCTACGCGAGCCTGCGGCCGACCGGGATCACGGTGCGGGAGCTGGAGGACGCGCTGATCGGCTTTGGTGCTGCCGCCAGGAACAGCGGTGCATCGGCACAGGAAACGAGCGCGGCGATGATCCAGCTCAAACAGGCTCTGGCCAGCGGCGTGCTGCAGGGCGAGGAGCTGCGTTCCATCCGCGAGCAGGCGCCGCTGGTGGCGCAGGCGATCGCGAAAGAGATGGGCGTCAGCATCGGCGCTCTGAAAGATCTCGCTGCAGAAGGAAAGGTCACGACCGACATCGTCCTGCGCGCATTGACGAAACTGCGCGATACCCAGCTCGGCAAGCTCAATCAGCAGTTCAACACTGCACAGCAGGCGGCCTACGATCTTGGCAATGCGTTCAAGGACGCCAGCGCAGAGCTGTTTAAGTTATTTGGGCCGACTGTTGTTGCTGGCCTGAAAGGGCTGACTGCGCTATTGCAAGGATCGGCGAATGCGCTGAAGCTGAACAACAAGGAAGCCGAGATCAGCCAGAAGGCGAGATTGCAGGCTGCGCAGGATGTGCAGAAGCGCTTCCCTGGAATCGAGGGCGCGACTGCGCTGACTCCACGGGCGCGAGCGTTCTTCGATGAGCGCACCCAGCAGATCACGGCCCGGCTGAGGGCCCAGGCGTTGCAGGTGCCGGAGCCGACGGCGGGTCAGCTTGGCTATCGACAATCTGCAGAGCAGGAGCGGCTTAATGCGGCGGCAGCGACTGCGCGGAAGCAGGAGGAAGAGCGGCGGAAGAAGATGAAGCCATCGGCTGGAACGATTATTGAATACCTGACGGGTGATCCTTCATCCAGGTATTACGACCCAAGGGGACATGGTGGAGCGAATTACCATGAACATCTTGCATTCCAGACAGTGCAGCAGCGCGATCTTGCGATGCGTGCATTGCGTGCCGAGGGAATCCAGATCGGATCCGTTGAAGGAGGTCGTCACGCACCAGGCAGCTACCATTACAGCCGTCAGGCATTTGACGTCCCTGCAGCACAGGTTCCCGTGGGGCAAGAGCCTGGTCTATCTGCTCGCGTCAGGCAGATCCTCTCCCGGGCCGGCTTCACCGGAAAGGGCATGGAGGGGCTGACCAGTGGGAAAACCCTGGCGGAATCATCGGCTGAAATCTCAATCAAGGAACTTGAGAAGGCTGAGAAGCTCGCCGAACAACGCCTGAAAGACCAGCAGGAATACGGCCAAAAGCAACAAGAAGAAGCCGACCAGAATCAATCCATCTACAACCAACTTCAGGCGCGACTGCAGATCAGCAAGGCTATAACAGAGGAAGAGAAGATCAGGGCTGAGTATGGAGTCAAGATCAATGACCTTGAAACGCAGCTGACAGAAGAAATCAGCAACATGGTGGACCCTGCGCAAATGCTCATCCGCGAGGAACTGCGCAGAAACGAGATCTACCAGGCTCGTATTGACATGCTGCAAGAGATTGCCGATCTTCAGATGAATCAGCAGTCAGAGCAGATCTCCGCGCAATGGCAAGACCAGCAAGTCACCCTCGCCGCCACGCTGAGCGACTATTACAGCCAGCAATCCGAGAAGCTGCAGGAACAGAACGAGCTGGCCGGCAGCCTGGCCCAGACGATCGGCCAGGGCATGCAGCAGGCGTTCAGCCTGGCGATCCAGGGTGCCGAGAACCTGGGGCAGAGCCTGCAGGAGCTGGGCGCCACGGTGCTCAAGGACATCGCGCAGCAGCTGATCCAGATCGCGGTGATCGCGCCGGTCATCAGGGCGATCAGCGGCATTGGTGGTGGTGGCGGCATCGCACCGATCTCCCCCGGCATCAACGCCCTCCCCGCCGGTGATTTCAGCCAGTTCTTCGCCCCCGCGGCCGGATCGTTCGCGGCCGGGCTGCCGACTGTTGGATTCACTGGCACCCCCCTGCCCGGCACTGGCTTCGCCACCGGCGGCATCATGACCCCCCAGGGCCCGGTACCCCTGCGCACCTATGCCCGTGGTGGGATCGCCACGGCCCCGCAGGCGGCGATCTACGGGGAGGGCTCCACCCCTGAGGCCTTCATCCCCCTGCCGGACGGCCGCCGGGTGCCGGTAGCCCTGAAGCAGTATCCCGGCATCCCGGGCGCCCCTGGCAGCGGCCAGTTCGAGTCCACCGATCAGGTGGTCCAGCGGCTGGTCGAGACCGCTCGCCAGGAGTCCACCGCCCGTGCCGCGGCCGTCGCCGGCAGCTCGCCGGATGGCACGGTGCGGATCAAGGTGGAGACGACCCGGATCAACTCGGTCGACTACGTGACCGCTGAGCAGGCCGAGGCCCTGGCACAGGCCGCCGCGACCCGCAGCACCGCACGTCAGCAGCGGGCCCTGCAGTCCAGCCCAGGGGCCCGCCGGAGCCTGGGGATCTGATGGATCACGACATCTCCGAAGGCGTCTACGTGCAGCTGCTGACCCGCGACGGGGCCCCGACGGGCTATGCGTTCCAGCAGTTCCACACCGGCGAGACCCGCACCTATCAGGGCGTGGACTACATGCACGCCGGCTTCGCCTACTCCGGCGCGACGGTGGACCTGGGCTTTCCCAACGCTGAGGCCGTGCTGGCGTTCAACGCCGACGTGCTGGGCTTGAACATCTGGAAGCAGGCGGCCGATGATCTGTGGATCGCCAGGATCCGCACCGTCTGGCTGGACCCTGTCACCCTTGACGAAACGGGGATCGAGATGATCGACACCTACGCGATCACCGCCTACGTGCAGGATCTGCAGCAGGTCTCGGTGACCCTCGGCAGCCCGCTGGACGCGATCGGCGGCGACTGGCCCCGGCGGGTGCTGACGCAGGCGATGGTCGGCGCCCTGCCTCCGAGCGCAGACCTGAGGTTCTGATGCTGGGGAAGCGCCGCCACCGCCTGCTGCTGCCGATTGATCGGCAGATCATGACCGCCCTGGGCCTGAGCGAGACCCAGTACCGGCAGTTTCAGCTCGAGCAGGAGCGCCTGAGCCGGCTGCGGCCGGTGGAGGGGCCCGTGGCCGTCCTGATCGTCCCGATCCTGATCAACCTCGCCATCTCCGCCGTCCTGTCGGCCGCGGCCTACCTGCTGACGCCCAGGCCGCGCCTCAAGCAGCGCAACGCCCCGCGCCCGGGCGAACTGCGGCAGGAGCAGCAGCAGGGCCAGCAGCTGGTCTCCAGGACCGAGTTCGCCCCGAAGCAAGGGATCTCAAGCACCCAGGACACCGTCGAGCTGGGCGCCACGATCCCGGTGGTCTGGGCCCACCGCGAGACCATCAACGGCATCACCTACGGGGGCGTGCGCGTCAACTGCCCGCTGCTGTGGAGCCAGATGGTCAGCCTCGGCGGTTCGCAGATGCTCCGGGCCGTCTATCTGGTCGGCGAAGCCTCGATCACAGGCATCGACCCCCAGCAGTTCGCGTTCGGTGAGAACCTGCTGTCCGCCTACGACCTGGGCGCCGCAGGCGAGAGCAGCGCAAGGGTGACGCTCTATCACCGCCCGGGCGGTGGCAGGATCCGCGCGACCGATCGCATCGCGGGCCGGCTGGCCGCGAACGACCCGGGCAATGCCGAGACTGCCGGCGCCGACGACGTGTTCCAGGTGCGGGGTCTGAACAACCAGTACGTGCCGGCGACGTGCTACAGCTACCAGCCCAGCAGCCAGACGGCGTTCGGCGTCTACGCACCGATCGGCAACGGCCTGGCGTACCGGGTGAACCCGCAGATCCGCCCGATCACGCAGGCGAACCTCAAGACGCCGAAGGATGAGAACCTGGTCAAGCAGGGGATCAGCATCATCATCTGCAGCCGCGACAATGCCGCGACAGCGCAACGCGAGAAGTCTGACGCGATCAGCTCGAGCCGCTGCGGGCTGACGGCCCACCGACGTGGCGGCAGCAGCGTGACCGACAACAGCCTGCTGGTGGATGACGAGGTCGACCTACAGATCGACGCCGGCACCGACGCCGGTGGATTCTTCACCAGCGGCGATTACTCCGAGGGCAAGGGCGACATCGGCTCAGCCGTCGCCGGCCGCCAGCGGGCATGGGATGACGCGATCGTCGTGGGGGAGCTGTACCGGATCGGTTCGGCGGTGTGCGTCTGCTCAGGCCGCAGCCCGTCGGATGACGTGTTCCGCTCGGACGTGGACCAGCAGCCGATCGGCGGCGGGATCAGCGTGACGGCCACGTTCCGGGTGGTGGAGGCCGGCGCGGCGGATTTCCCCGGCACCAGCGGCACCAGGTCGGGCACCGCGGCGCCGCATGTGCTGCGAATGGCCCGGGCAACCGTTGCGATCCCGCAGCCGGCGCAGGTGATCGAGCTGGGCATCCGCTCCACCGTCGGGATCCGGGTGTCGGGCCTGATGAACTTCCGCGACGCCATGCCCTACGGAGAGGTGGACGGCCGCGCCTGCGACTACTACAACCTGTCGCAGCTACCAGCCCAGCAGATCCTGCGAGTGACGCAGTATCAGTCGGGCACGATCACCCAGATCGAGACCCGCTACACGTTCTGGCGGCTGCGCTACCGAATCGCCGGCAGCACCAGCGGCTGGTCCAGCCTGCCACAGCTGTTCGGCGTCAGCGGCAGCACGCAGCAGGCGCAGTTCAACTTCCTGCGGATCGAGTTCCCGACCCGCCAGCGATGGGAGGTGCGCCTGGACCCGGTGAGCGGCTGGGAGGTGCGCAGCGGCACCGCCGGCGGCGACCTGATCGTCATCGATGCGCGGCTGTCGTCGCTGCAGACCGTCGGCGATGGGTCGGTGGTGGTGCGCGCCGCCGGGGAGTATGTGCAGCGCCAGGCGGTCACATTCCAGATGCCCTGCACCATCAACACCCGCGGCGGGATCGGGATGCCGAACGTTGACGGCGGCAACTACGTGGACGAATGGGCCCGCCTGGCGGAGCAGTTCGTCTACGACGAGATCACGACCAGCGCCAGCAGCCCCGAGCACGAGATCACCTACGTCAACGTGATCGACACGGCGCCGACGACGCCGACCTATCCGGACATGACGCTGGTGGGCGTCAACATCCGCAGCGGCACCGAGGCCCAGCAGCTGGGGCAGCTCAGCGTCTACGTGAACGACGGGCCCGACGCCAGCCACTCATTCCCGGCCCTGCTGGCCGCCGGGCTGCTGAACCAGCGCTATGGGGTGGGATCCATTCTGAGCCCGCTGCAGGTGGACCAGGCGAGCTTCGATGCGGCATCTGGCTGGACCCGGGATCGCGGCTACTTCTGGGACGGCGCCCTGCCGAAGCCGGTCAACATCCGCACATGGGGCAACGACACGGCAGCCCTGTTCCTGCTCGACTTGATCACCCGCAACGGCGTGAGCTACCTGCAGCCGGCGGTGCTGTTCGGCGAGCCGGAACAGATCACGGGCCTGTTCAGCGCCGGCAACATCGTCCCGGGCAGCTTCAAGCTGAGCTACCTGGACCAGGCCGAACGCCAGCCGGTGCGGGTGTCGGTGAAGTGGCGGGAGGAACGCCGGGCCGAGGGCGACGGCAGCAATCGGGGCTTGTTCCCGGTGACCCGGGAGGTCACGGTCCGCGAGATCGGGGTGAGCGAGACGGCGCCGCTGGAGGTGATCGACATGAGCGACTTCTGCACCAGCGAGCGGCACGCGATCGACGTGGCCAAGCTGAAGTGCCGCATGAAGCGGCTGGTGACCCACCAGGTCACGTTCGAGACGATCCCGCAGCAAGCGACGCTGAGCCCCGGCCGCTGCTGCCGGCTGGCGATGGAGACCGTCGCCTACGAGACCGCCCGCAACGGCGCCATCATGGCGGACGGCACGATCGTCACCAGCGAACCGATCGCCGATGGCACCTACGACGCCCTGCTGTGGGACGGCAGCAGCCAGACCCAGGAGGTGGGGCTGGTCATCCTCGGCGGTCGGGCTGTGGACCAGGGCCAGGCGGTGTTCTGCCTGGCGGAGCGCAACGCGACGGAGCAGACCTACAAGGTCCAGTCGATGGCGTTCAACGACGCCGGCAACATCGCGGTGACGGCCCTGCACTGGCCAACCGATGAGGATGGCCTGTCGCTGATCTCCGACGGGTTCGACGTGGCGCAGAACTGGATCATCGAAGGCGCGATCGGCACCACCGACGCACCGGGCACGATCACCTCGAGCTTCACCGGCGTGACGATCACCGGGCCCTCAACCCTGACGGTCGGCGTGGCCGGCAGCTATGCGGCGGTGGTGAGCGGCACCGGGACGGGGTTCACCTACAGCTGGACCGGCGCCGGCCTGACGTTCGGGACGCCGACGGCAGCATCGACGACGATCACGGCCAGCAGCAGCGGCAGCAAGACCGCCAGCTGTGCCGTGACCCGCAGCGGTGTGACGATCACCGACACGCACCCGATCCTGGCCGTAGCAGCCGACACGACCACGACGATCGGGACCGTGACGATCACCGGCAGCACGACCGGCACCAGCCCGGCGACGATCACGTCAACCGCTGGGATCAGCGGCACGGCGACCGATCTGGTCTACAGCTGGACGGCCCCGGTGATTCCGGCGGGTGGGACCGTCAGCTGGAGTTCCACGAACGAGGCGAGCGCGACGGCGGTGTTCACCGGCGCCGGCACCTACCAGCTGGCGTGCCGGGTGACCAGCTACGTGGCGACCGACCGGATCGTCGACAAGGCAGTGACGTTCAACCTGAGCACCGACACCGCGACGGCAACGGCTCACGGGTTCGCCGCCGGCGACCAGGTGACGTTCACCGCGACGAGCGGCGACCTGCCGACGGGGCTGCTGCAGCAGACCACCTACTGGGTGCGCAGCGGCGGCCTGACGGCCGATGAGTTCACGGTGGCAGCAGAGCCTGGCGGCACCCTGCTGGGCCTGTCCGGCGCCGCCAGCGGGTCGTATCGGGTGACCAGACTGGGCAAGTCGGACCTGCAGCAGGTGGTGATCTCATGAGCGTGGCATTCCCTGCGATCCGTCCGGCGGACCGGCAGTTCACCGCGCCGTCGGTGCCGGTGAGCGAGACCCGCAGCGAATCGGGCCTGACGTTCCGGCGCCGCCGCGGCAGCCTGGCGGTCGATGCCACGCTGGCCCTGCGGTTCGACGCCAGGCCGGTGGCCGACTGGGTGGCGATTGAAGCGGCATGGCTGGCCAGCGGCAGCGGGATGGATGAGCTGCTGCTGCCGGCCGAGATCTGGGCGCCCGGCGTCGCCCCGGAGCTACCGGGGCTGCAGTGGCGGTTCATCCCGGACCGCCCGCCGCAGAAGGC